GGGTATGTGGAGCGGCAAGAGATCGCCGTGGCCGAGAAGAAGCCCCTCTCGTGGTTCACCGCTGAGAATGCCGACGTTGCGTGAGGCAGCCCGCCACGTACTACCACGTCAAAGGGTGCGACTCCCGGGTGCAAGTACACCAGGGCGGAACGCGCTCAGGTAAGACGTACTCCATCCTCCAAGCCCTGGTCGAGCTCTGCTACAGGAACGAGAACTCCGGCGCCGTCATCACCATAGCCCGGAAGACATTCCCCGCCCTCCGTGCTACGGCCATGAGGGACTTCTTCGAGATCCTCGAAAGGGAAGACCTGTACAACCCCGACCAGCACAACAAGAGCGAAGCCAACTACCTGCTCATGGGGAACCTCGTGGAGTTCATCAGCGTGGACCAACCCCAAAAGGTCCGGGGCCGGAAGCGGGACATCCTCTTCATCAACGAGGCCAACGAGCTGAGCTTGGAGGATTGGCGGCAACTGCTCCTCAGGACCACGGGCAAGGTCATCATCGACTTCAACCCTTCCGACGAATACCACTGGATCTACGAGCAGGTCATCCCCCGGGAGGATTCGTCCTTCTTCCGCACCACATACAAGGACAACCCTTTTCTCGATCCTGCCACCATCGCGGAGATTGAGCGCCTCAAGGATGCAGATCCGAACTACTGGCGCATCTACGGTCTCGGGGAGCGTGGCGTGAATCAGGCCGCCGTCTTCACTTGGGAGGTGGGGGAGATAGCTGGGAAGCGCATCGGGACCGGCCTCGACTTTGGATTCACCAACGACCCCACCGCCGTCATCGACGTCTACCAGGACGGCCACACCCTCATCCTCCACGAGCGGCTCTACTCCACCGGACTCACCAACCCCGACATCGCCGAGGAGCTGGAGAAGCTCGACTGTCAAACCATCATCGCGGACTCCGCCGAGCCCAAGTCCATCGAGGAGCTGTTCCGCCTGGGGCACAACGTGAAGCCCGCACGCAAGGGTCCGGACTCCGTGAGGCAGGGGATCGACATCATGCGCCGCCACAAGCTGCTGGTCACTGCGGAGAGCACCAACCTACAGAAGGAACTCAGGGCGTACCGATGGGAGCAGGACAAGAACGGGCGCAACCTCAACAGGCCCGTCGACAAGGACAACCACGGGATCGACGCGGTCCGGTACGTCTGCCTCAACCTGCTCACCACCCACCGGCGCGGGGTGTACCACTTGGCATGAAGGCAAAAAAAAGTTGTGTATTTGTTTGGTGGATTGATTTCTTGCCCTATCTTTGAGACATCAAACAACGCAAAACAAAGCAACCATGAACAACAACAGCCTCCCCACCAGCATGATTCAAGACATGATTCTCGGGCTGGTTAAGTCTTCCGGCGATTTTCGTCACGGCATGAGCCTCGGCTCTAAAGGCTCGGAGGATCTTCAGACGTTGATGAACCAACTCAAGGGGCGCATGGACGAGCAGAGCTATAACAACTTTGTCACGCGCTTAGATCAAATCTGATGAACGAACCCGAATGGTGGGACGAGTGCATGCAGCACGAGCCCCCAATATCAAATTGGCTAATACGCAAAGCATGAAAGACTTCCTCCGCTCCCTTTGGATCATCGGGCTCTTCCTTCTGCCCTCCATCCTCCTCCAGCTTCTCTAAGCAACAGGCCCTCCGGGGCCTTTTTTTATGGGCCAACGTTTCGTCTATTTACAGACGTGAAGAAGACCATCACAATCCCCGAGGACCTGTACGATGTCAGCATCGACCAATACAGGCGCGTCCAAGCCATCCCCGAAGGTGACGAGCTGCGGCAGGTGGTGGAGACCATCTCCATCATGTGCCACCTCACCACCGAGGAAATCATGGGCATGGAGAAGAAGGACATCCTTCACATCGGGGGCGTCTTGGGTGGCATCATCGACAAGTATGACGAGGAGTACCCCCTGAAGCGCATCGTGGAGTTGGACCAGCGGTATGGCTTCCACCCCAACCTCTCCCGGATCACGCTCGCCGAGTTCGCCGACATCGAAACCCTCTGCAAGGATTCCCTGGACAAGCACCTGCCCCAGGTAATGGGCATCCTCTACCGTCCTATCGTGGAGGAACACGGGGAATTCTACCGGATCGAAGACTACGACGGGGAGGACCGCTCGGAATACTTCAAGGAGATGAAGATGGCCCACGCCCTGGGTGCCGCCGCTTTTTTTTTGCGTACCGTAAGGGCATTAGCCATCGCTTTGGACAGCTTTTCACTGGCGGTGAAGGATCCAAGCTATCCGAGAAATACGGATGGTTCGCCACGTTTGTACATCTCGCAGGGGAGGACATTACTAAACTACCGGCGATCGAAAGGACTCACCTCGAAACGGCCCTGGCATGGCTCGCCTACGAACAAGACCGCGCCCTCCTCGAAAAGCAAAAAATGAACCTATGAGAACCGTCAACCAAATCCTCGACGAGCTTGAGACCATCGCCCTGGAGCACCGCTTCATCAACTCCTTCAAACAGGGGGAGCTCTCCGAGGTGGACATCCAGAAGCTCGCCGGCGACAAGTACCCCCTCTGCTACGCCGACATCTCCTCGGCCACCATCGACCGGGGCATCCTTACCTATCAGTTGGACATCATCGTGGCCGAGTTGATTCTCCCGGGACAGACCGACGCACAGGAGCAGTATTCCGATACCCTGCGGACGTTGCTCGACATCGTGACCCAATACGCCCAAGTGCTGAGCGCCCAGAGCGACGTGGACCGACGTGCGGATTGAGCTGCCCGTCGACTGTGAGCCGTTCACAGCACGCTTCGACAACCTGCTCACGGGGTGGGTGGGGTCCGTCTCTCTCCAGACCTCCAACAAGCTGGACCTCTGCGGAGCGGCCTTCGCATAAAGACAAAAAAAAGTTGCGGGAATGTTTGGTGGACTGGATTTCGTGCGTATCTTTACACCATCAGAAACGCACAAAACAAAGCAACCATGAACAACGTCACCACCTCCCGCATCTACTCCGGCGCATACACCATCAACGTCGAAACCGCTGAGGGCAACACCTTCCGCTTCCGCTTGGAGAATGTCAAGGGCATGACCGACACTTCTGACGGCCTTATCTGGAACATTACCGAACAGAACGACAAAGTTGATTTGTGTTGCGCTGCGTGGTGGCAGACGAAGCGGGAGGCCGTAAACTTTCTGAAGCGATGCCGCTTGGAGGACAATCTGGTCAAGGACAACGCCTACGGCTATGATTACTGAGCCGGAATGGTGGGACGAGGTTCTGGAGAACCACCCGCCCCAATCAAATTGGTTGCTTCAATAAAGATGCCCCGCTTAGGCGGGGCTTTCTATTTTAGAGCGTGAAGGACTATATCACCATAGACGGGCAGCGGGTGCCTATGACTAACTCCATGAAGGAGCTTGGGAAGATTGGCAAGGAGGTACGACGCCGCGCCCGCATCAGCCTAAAGAGCCGGGGTAAGGTAGTGACGGGCAAGCTGTACAACTCCATACGCTACGAGCAGAGCGTGGCCCGCAATGAGAAGAGCCTAGACCTAAAGTTCTCCTTCCCCGGTGCCGAGTATGCCGGCTTCGTAGATGAGGGGGTACGTGGTGCGTTGAGTAGTGCCAAGGCTCCCCGCTCTCCGTTCCGCTTCGGGTCGGGGTCGGGACCTCGTGGCGGACTCCGTGGATCCATCGACAAGTGGGTGGTGAAGAAGGGCATCGCGCCCCGCGGCCCTGGGGGACAGTTCGCCTCCCGCAAGAGCATGGTGTTTGCCATCTCCCGCTCAATCTACCAAACCGGCATCCGGCCCTCCTATTTCTTCACGAACGCCTACGACCGCACCCTGAAGAAGCACAACGCGAAACTGGAGAAGGCGGTAGCGGCTGACATTGGAAACGCAATAAAGACCCTCAGCGATGGCGGCACAATTTGAACTCATCCCCTCAACGAGCGACTTCCAAAGCACGGCGGAGCCCTTGATTATTCAGGTCTCCGAATCCGTGGTGGACACCTACTACAAGTACCGCTTCATCTTGGTCATCAAGGACCGCAGCGGAACCCAGCTCGCCAAGCTCAAGACGCACATGTTGAGCGCCTCCAATCAGGTGGCCGTGTTCGACATCTCCCGCGTCTTGGACGACTACATCGGGCCCAACATCGTCAACGGCAACAGTACCGCCGCCACGGTCCTGACCTTGGGACGAACCGGGTTCAGCCCGGCCAACATCGTCTCGGAGTCGTATGAGCAACTCCCGGCCCGTCAGTTCGAGTTGGAGCTGGGCCATGAGGAAGCAACCTCGGCAACGGGGGAGCCCTCTGAGACGCT